GCTGCTATATTGATTTCTCAATCAGGTGAAACGAAAGATCTTCATAGATGTGTTCAGATTATTCAAGAGAATAATATGATTTCAATAGGGGTAGTGAATGTAATAGATTCTTTTATTGCAAGAGAAACCGATTGTGGTGTATATTTGAATGCAGGCAGAGAAGTTGCGGTTGCATCTACAAAGTCTTTTACTAACCAATGTATCGTTTTATCATTAATTGCTATTTGGTTCTCACAAAATAAAAATACATGCTTGGAAAAAAGGAAAAGAATCATAAAAGATTTACATAATTTACCCTTTCAAATGAAAGAAATATTGAAATTTGAGAACATAGAGAAAATACAACATATTTCGAGAACTATCAAGGATACAAATTCAATGTTTATATTAGGAAAAGGTAAAGAAGAGGCAGTCGCAAAGGAAGGAGCATTAAAAATAAAGGAGATTACATATATTCATGCAGAAGGATATTCATCGAGTGCTTTAAAACATGGTCCGTTTGGATTAATTGTCACTGGATTACCAATTATTTTATTAGATATAAATGAAAAATATAGAGAAAAAAACGAGAACGTCTTTCAAGAAGTTACTGCAAGAGGCGCAAATGTTCTCAAAATATCCGATGAAAATGGAGAACTTCTCATTGAAAAGAATCAAACATTTGGTGGTATACTTGGCAACGTGTATATTCAACTTATAAGTTATTATTGTGCTTTGGAAAAAGGGTTAAACCCCGATTTTCCTCGCAATTTGGCAAAAGTAGTTACGGTAGAATAAAGGTGTAAATAATCATCAACTGTTATTTCATTATCATTCATAAATATGGATTGGTTGTTCGGTATAACACCAAATCCAAACGATGTATCTATCGATAAATTCATACGATACAATATATATAACAATATATATTATTTTATAATAACTGTTCCAGCTCTTCTGGCGTATTCACACCAGAAATAAAATGACTCTTTGATTTATCTAGTAAAATAGTATCAATGACAGTCCAAGAATTATTTTTTATCAATTTCACAATATCGGTCAAATAGTATTCCTTTTGCGAATTATTATTTGAGAGTAATGGAATGAACCGTTTAAGGAGAGAACCATCTATATAATAAATACCTCCATTGACAACCTTTACCTGTCGTTGACTTTCAGAACAATCCTTTTCTTCAATGATTCCTATAAAATCCTTATATTTATCATATATAATTCTTCCATAACCATGTGGGTTCTCGAATTCTGCAGTTAAAATATTACACGAACCTTGAGAACATTTCATGAAATCCTGTAATATATCAACCGTTATGAGTGGTGTATCGCTATTTACAATGAGAACTTTATCTGTGTTCTCATATTCTTCCAAACAACAACTTATTGCATGACCTGTTCCTAATGGTTCGCCTTGTGTTATAAATATTATGCCAAATATATCAATATATTTTACCAGCGTTTGAATAATCAATGAATGATATTTTCCTGTAACAATGACAATCTTTTTAGGTTGAAGTAATTGAATCGTTTCTATTACTCGAACCAACATCGGTTTCTCTTTGAAAAGATGGAGAACCTTTGGTATATTTGAACGCATTCGTTTTCCTTCACCCCCCGCTAAAATAGTCACGACTAAATCATTCATATATTATCATAAAAAAATAATATTTATATATTTTATTTGATTATTTTATCTTATACAATTACATATTATTTTTTCCGATAATGGCTTGAATGGTTTGAAATATATTAACGGACGCAATTGTTCTCGGCAATAATTACCACAATTCGTACAGAATGAAATATGATATATATATGTTTGATATTCATAATCATCCTCTATTTGAAATGTGTATATTTGTTTAGATTCGGATTCGGATTTGGATTTGTTGCAACACATCGCATAACGAATCAATCTAATAGATTTCATATTTGATTTTTTTACAATATCTTCCCATTTCATAAACAAGTAACTGTTTATTATTTCTGATACATCAAGTGGAATAGGTAGTAAAGTAACAATGCGCGATATGTTCATAGTATAAAAAAATATACACTAACATAATAATATTTTATATCTTCAATTTTACACTCTTGAATTTAGTACCCATCTAATCTCTTGAAAACATCTAATCACTTGAAAACATCTAATCACTTGAAAACAATCTAGACATATTTACAGCCTCTCTATTGACTTCTGGTGTCTTGAACAAATTATAAATGAATTCGTCGTCTCTAAATCGAACAGTATATGTACTTTGAATGGCTGATCTTCCAATACGTCCTAAACATTGAATCGTTTTTGCCTGTGTCATGTTTGCCATATCCTTACCAATGAATCCATGACAAAAGTTGTAATTGGTTCCAAACACGAAATCACTAGAAGCAATAATAATAAACAACTCTTGACTCTGGGCTAATTGCTTCATTAATTCCAAGTATCTAGGTTCAACCCCTTGTATGAAGACTCCTATACCTAATAACATAAGCACTTTCAGATAATTATCTATTTCTAATCCCATAATCTCCTTCACCGAATCTTCTGATATATTTGGACAGAAAGATTGTTCGTTGATTGAATTATGCCATTTTAATTGATGCGGTTTTGTATTTGGCACATATTTGGCCTCTAATGAAATATATCGAATCTGTTTTCGCAATATGTCTATTTTTTTATATAAATCCTTTACTGTTTGATTTTTGTTCTCGTCGTCCTTTTCTTTCTGTTTTGTCGTTTTATCTTCGTCGGGTTTTTCAAATACTTCTAATTCTCTCTCCAGTTCAGACAGTTGGGCCGATATTTTATTATTTGATGCTATTTTGGCTAATATGTCTTGAAACATCGTAACCGGAATCGCGGATTGTTGTGTATAAAAGTTACCTATTTTTTTGGCGTCTTCAGTTAAGAATATTGTTGGACCGTCGGTTAGTGTATATGCGTCTGATGTTGTCAGTAGGATTCCTGTTTGACTTGAACTTGCCGTAGGCTGAGTAAGTTGCTGGACACTCTGTGTTCTCTTTAAATCGCCCCCACTTTTTTGAGAAAATACCGAATCTACACTCATCGACTTGGTGATTGGCGGTTCAAATTTCAACTTTTGCGATGATTTCATAAAGGTATATATCTCTTCCCATGAATCCGCCGAGATATGTTTCAATAATTCCAAATAATACAATTTCAGCGAATTCATCGTGATATCTGCAATTTCTCTGAAATAATTGCGCATCAACAACTGCTCACTAACAAGATTGTTCTGGTTTATGAAAAACGTGAACTTTACAATTTCGCTAAGATCAAAATATCTTAATAATGTTTTATTTGATTCACAGTGACGAACACACTCTACTAAATCTGCGTGTTCTTTATACATGGTGTGTGGAAGAGCACAGAATCCGTCTTTTGTCAAGATTGGTATAGATTTCCTACAATCATAACTAGCAATCGTATGAATTTCCGAACTGTCAAATCGCATTCTAAAATCCGCGAGTGTATCAATAATTTCTTCTTCATTTGGCAATGTTGCGCAAGAAAGAACCACATTCGGTATTCTGTTCTCCATCCAGTTCCTATGAATAATCGGATGTAAATCATGCTCTTCGTAATCCATTGTTATAGTCGGTTCATCCCAGTATGTAATCACTGATGTTTCTGTATTGAATGCCAACATATAATTCATCGCCGTTAAATATGATTTCACATCACATATCATAATTTCCACTTTTGAACCATTGCTATTATCTACTTTGCGAATCCCACCAGATCTGCGATCTCGTGTATAATCTACTGCAGCGAAATAATGAAGACGAATATCAGACGCGGTTTCACAACCGAACGCAAAAGCAATCTTTTTTTCCATGGAAATCGCCGACTTTGCTAATGCTAAACCAATATGACGAGCAACGCATACAAATATGATTTTATATTTTACAGATAACCCGATCGGCGAAAGCGTTTTACCTGTTCCAGTAGGAGCAATATATAATACCAATCTTGGTACCGCTTCTTCTTTGTTGAAAATGGAAAACAACTGTTTTTGATGAGGAAATAATGTTTTGTCTTCATACTCAAGCAACGTTTTATTTTGCTCAATGAATGAATAAGCCTCTTTTATAATAACCGACAAATCCGTTTTTGAATTTGCTTCTGATATGACTTTCTGAATAAAATCGAGAACATGTTTATTGACATTGTAAATAGATGCCTTTGCTAACTGTATGAGCGTATACAGATAGAACGCATATTTTGCCTTTTTCTTTGAAAGATATTTACACAAATTGCAACAAAATTCCAAGGCGACGAATTCGAATACATGCTTTTTATTTGATTCTATATTTGATTCCAAGTTTTGAACTCGTAAAACGTCTATGCTCTTCATTTTCTTTATATTACCTCCACTCGCGCTATCCATTTGTACAATACCGTATTTTTTAGTAATGTCTTGAATGATTGGCAAGAAATATTTATTGTACAAGAACTGCTCATTTTCCGCCGAGTATTCTATTTTTGTAAATGAGAACAAGGACATTGTTTTATTCTTTACAATACTAATATTGGAGAACCCTTCTATGATCATTTTCAAAATGTCCTTCTCTGAATCAGAAACAGGCACTTCAATAGAATCCCATTCAATGCGTGTAAGTTTGCTTTGCGTTAAATCCATATTACTGTCAAATATATTATTACCGTATATTTGACTGATTCAATCAATTTTATGTAATATAATTATATAAAAATGAACAATTATACAAAGATCATTGTAGTGGCGTTGATTTTATTATTTATTTCTATACTAAATGAATTCAATAATCCTTTAGCTAATAGTAATCCTTCATTTATTGATTATATACATATTTTAGTAACACGATATATTCATTACCTAATATATTTATTATCTACGTTTTATTTACTATTTTTTTATGGCATTGGCACAAAATATGATATATATTTTTTTTTAATAATAGTGATTACTATCGTTTTAGGATGGTATATATTTGAATTGTGCGTTTTATCATATATAGAATTGCTATTTTATAATACAAATACAGAGAAGATGAAAACTACATTTCATCCAGCATTTTATTATATCTTTGGTAGTTACAGAGAATATAATATGTATATAACTGGAATACTATTTATTATTAATTGCTTTATATTATTGTATTGGTTACCTTCTGTAAAAATTTATTATAAACTTCTATATGCTATGTTTGTTTTATATTTTTTTATACATGGAATAATACATAACATATATAATATAAATTATTATTCTACAAAAAATAAGCAGTCTTTATTCATAAAAAATCTACATGATAAATATGTTTCTTATCTAACCGCGCCGAAATAATATATTATTTACAATGAACGCAATCAATATTAGAATATATTATCAATATCAATAATCCAATCGGCAAAAATAAAGGTTCATAATAATTCAAGTATATCCAAGCACAAACGA